GATGAATCTGTTATTGGTAAACAAGCTTGAGCCCAGTTATGAGACTCAACTCCAGTAGGTCCATAAACTAAAATTTGTATTCTATTTTTCTTTAATGGGTCTGAAACACTAGTAACTTTTCCAGAATATATGCCATAAAAACGGGGACGTCCTTGAGGATCCATCATGTATTCAGTATCATATTGACTCATTTTAATACCTTTCCACTACTAATTGCCGACCATTGTATTGTTTTTTTAATTCCACTAATATTAGGAGCCCCATTTTTAAATGATGTACTACCTGCAACTACCGGTATAGAAGTTTGTGATTTATTTTGAATAGCTGTCTTAGCAAAAACTCCATAACTTGGGTTAATAGAAGAAGCATTAGGAGAAATAGTATACTCGCTAAGTTTAGATTCAGAAGAAGTTAAAGATTGACCTGCGAAATCACTTTGAACATCTCTAGTATCAGATCTATCTTTAGCTTTAGGATCTACATCTCCAATAATGTCAGTTCCTACTTCAAGATTTAAGATATAATTTGCTACACGACCACCAAACACATGTTCTACAGAAAGAACTGTCCAGTATCCAGACATTCCATTAGGTAACCCATCAAGATATATAGGGTCATATGGACGTAAAGTTGCGTGTCCAACTATAGATACTTTTGCTCTATGTTGATATCTATTGGCATTATTAAAAGATTGAGCAATTTGTTTAGAGTTTGTTAAATCTTTAATAACTTCATGAGGATGGTGTTTTTTAAATACTGCTGATTGAGTACCATCAGATTTATTAGAAGAAAAGTTACTCATTATTTAGCCGTTTTCTTAACAAAATATGCTTTGTTTGGAATAACTACTCCAGGGTTACCCTTTTTAGGAGCAACATGTGGGTGGGTAGTTTTTACTACAGATGCAGTTTTATTATTAACGCCACTAACAACCCTGTCTATACGCAATCCCATTTCAGGTGCTTGATCAGAAATAATAGGTTCAAACGAAATAACTGTTCCAGTCATACGTAATTCACGTGGTACAACTCCACTAACCTCATCATCAATATAATCAAAGTATGGGGCAGACATTTTTTTGCTTTGATAAATTTTATCTTTTGATACAAAAGTTATAGTTGTATTTTCAACTAATAAAGCAAAACCATTTTGTTTAGCTAGGCTTCTACAAAGCTGCCAATCACTTTGACCTGATTGAGTAACTTGATCTCGTACTCTAGGATCTCTTTGAGTAACAGATTGCATACTATGTTTTTTAGCAATCTTGCTTATTACTTGATCAGAAGTTACGTTCTTATAAACCTTTTGATCAGTATTTTTTAAAACCCAAGATGCTCCTACACATATAATATCTATATTGCCACCTTGCCAAGAGTTATTTTGACGAACATGGTGAATATAACCATACCAAGTTGACTTAAGTTTTCCTGAACGGTAGGTAAAAATTACCGGATCTCCAGATACCAAAGATTCTTTTTTAGTGGCAGGCTTACCTTTATAATGCAATACAAGACGATCATGTTCCTCAGGATCTTGGTGCAACTCAGCACCAACTAAAATAAGATCCATATCAGAAGCCTTTGGAAATGTGGCTGTAAAATCGCTATCTTTTGCATTTGAGTTCCATACAAAATTTTTATGTGCAGGACTATTTTGATCAATTGCCATAAGGAATCCTTAAAATAGTTCCTTCTTCAATATTAAATGGGTCATCAATTTCAGGATTAATCTCCATAATTTCCCACCAATATTTTGCCCCTACCCCAAAAACTTCTGACAATCTAGAAAGATTATCTCCACTTTTCCAGGTATAAGATATGTAATTAAGTGTTCTACTATCAGGAAAATTTCTAAATACAGATATAACATAGTCACCTGTATATTTATCAGGAGTTTGAGTTAAAGATCCGTTGTAATATCTTGATACTCTTTCTATCATCCTGGTGCCTTTTCTGTGCTAATTATGTTAGATTTAATTACGCCTGCTTTAACACCTTCTCCAAGACCAGTAGCAGTCCATAAAGCTGGATAACGAACAAACGTAATACTTACAGTACTAAGCATAGGTATCATATTTAAATCAAACATTACGTGATTTACCTGAAGACTTGCTACTGATCCAAAGTACTTTAAATTTTTATTTAACTGAAGCCAACAAGGTGTGGCAGTAGTAAATCCAAAATCTGCTGAAGCACCGTTGTATTCTTTATCAAATAACAAAGGTTTGTTTAATGGGTCTCCATTTAAAACTCTATACAAAAATTCAAGATCATACTCCGTACCACGATTTAAAATGCCTTCTTTTTCATAGTCTTTTAATGTTCTACCATATAACATGTCTTGAGAAACTTTAGGATTTGACATGCGTAAGTATTTTAAATCAGGAATTCTATTTAAGTATAACTCAAAAGTTACATTTGAGTTACCTACAAGCAATGTAGCAGGATCTTTTGAACCTAAAGTCCAGTCTACAGAGTTATTAGACGAACTAGAATAACTAAAAGTAGTGGGGTTATACATAAACCTAAAACCCCATTGATTTGATGAGGCTGAAATTATGTCTGTAGTTGCTTTTAATTTTTCTGGGTCTCTATTTAAAGCTTTAGCGCCATTTACATCTTGATAAATTAAACCACGTTCTATTGTTTTTTCAGGAAAAATGGCAAGGTCTTTAAACTTATCACTATCTTCATACTCTGCTTTTTGTCCCATAGACGTTCTAGATTTGTTATCGTATGGAGGAGGATTATACCTATAGGCGCCTTTTGGTACATAAGTAGGGACGTCTTTATAAGTAATGTCGGTATTAACTGTAGACGATATAGATTTATAAGTTATATACTTAGAAGCAACTTTTGCATTCCATTTATCTATGTTTGCTTTACTAGAAAGATCTTTAAGTAAATTAGGTGTATCTAAAGCTTTACAATCTTCTCCATTTAAACCACAAGTCCATAATTCATCATAATTTTTAGTTTTACGATGCACTATAAAATACCAAGTTTTGTTATCTGTTGCAGATATATCATATTTTTTAATAGTTAATTCAGCATTAGAAGTAGTTGATGTTGAAATCCCTGATAATTGTGGACAAGCTTTAATTGCTGTTATAGGAAATGTAGGGGTTTTTTTTGCAGTACTCCAAATAATGTTTGGTGCATCATTAGTAGTGTTGTCAACATTTCTCCAATTTATTTGTACATTAGATAAGTTAGAAGAAGCAGTGCTTTTCCAACCTATAGTAAATGTTGGAGTATAAGATACTGCACCGGTTGTTGCTCCGCCTTTACGGGTAAAAGCAATCTTAGTATGGCTTTTACCACTAACTGATTCGTCAACAAATTTACCTATATTAACAAAAGCAGCTCCTTCACCGGATGTAAATTTTAAGTCAAATCCAGCCGGACCATTATTAGTTGAAGGAACTATAGTTCCCTCAAGCGGATAGGCTTTTCTCCAAGCTGTAAAGTTTGCATTTTCAGTTTCATAAACATCAATTAAATAATATACTTTATATATTGTATTAGTAGTTATAGAGTCAAATTTAAGTTCTTCTTTTTTTAATAGTTCACTTACTGAAAGATCAAGTGTACCTTCATCAATATAACGTCTAACATCTGCATAATAGTATTTAGTAGGCATTATAAAGCACTTCCAATCTTCTTAAGAACATCGCTTTCACTAAGTTTTTTACCAATCATTTTAACAAGACGATCAGTTTCTTGTACACTTCCTTGAGCAATGTGTACCTTCATTTGTAAGTTAACAACAACGTTTTTAGAATTAGACCCACTATAAGCAGTTCCAATATTCATTCCCCCAGCTGGTCCACCAAGATCTTCATTAAATCCGGAGCTAGTTAAAGAAGAACTTAAAGTTGGACTTGAAAGAGAAGTAAGAGAACTACTTGACATTGGTCCTTTTCTTAAACCAGAAGTAGTTTTTTTAGCCACAGACATAAGCTGTCCAGAGATTGCTCTAGGACCTGCAACAGATGAAGCAGTTAAATTTCCTCCAGTAGGTGCTGCTGGTGCTCCTTTTAGATAAGGTGCCGGATTTATTTTAACACCATTCTCATTGAGAAGTTCAAAGTGAAGGTGTGGGCCAGTAGAGTTACCTGC